CTCCAGATCAATACCCTTGTACAAGCAGGCGAGATGGAGCCAACTGATGCTCTGAACATGATGGAAGATCTCAGGACTGGGGCAGAAGTAGACACCACACCACCAAGCAAAATTGAACTTGCACTTGTGTCAGGACAAATCAAGTCCGACAGTAGTCTACAAAAGATGATCAACCAAATGTCCACTCAACCGGGATGGTTTTTTGATAGCGTGGATGAAGACGTTGCCGCAAGTATTGAAGGTGCGGTTGCATGGAGATCTCGCCAGATTCTCGATAAAGGCAAGGGTGATGTCACTCCTCAACAGGCAGTCCAACAAGCAACCAAAGAATTGTTTGAAGAGTGGCAGGCTAAACAAAAGTCTAAGAAGCCTAAACAAAATCCTGCGCTCAAACAACAAAACGTGGATATGGATCAAGCTGTAGAAGGAGCGGCGGCTTAATGGCATCTATGATGGAAGAGTTCCTCAAGTCTGAGGGCATCAATCTAAATCCTCTTCAGCAAGTACTAGAAGAAACTAAACTTTCTGAACTAGAGCAGGATCGTGATCCCGTCATGGTCTCTGATCTTGCAACAGCCCAAGGACGTGTGCTTGGTAAGATTGAAAACCAACTATTGTCTGGAGAAACGATTCGATTTCCTGATGGCTCGTACCAAAAATTAGAGTATGAGGATAGTATGGGTGAGTCTAAAGAGTACTGGGCTAACATCGGTGCTCAAGAGTACACTCGTCAACTAGAAGAACAAACCGGAGCTTTAGACACCTTTGCGTACTATGCTATGGAGCCTATCCTGGGATTGGCAGAAGCTCTAGAAAACATTGGCGTACTCAATATTAATTTTGATGAAGAGAAAGCACAGTTCTTTAAAGACAGTGCAGAAATTGCATCAGCAGATAATCCAGTGTTAGGTACAGTAGCGATGCTTGCCGGTAGTGCAACCGCATTAGGCACAGCGGCCCTGACTAGAGCAGGAACAGTAGCGGCTAGAGGTGCGGCGACATTGGGGGCAGGTAAGACTGCACAGCTTGCTACCTCTGGTGCTGTTTCTGGTGGCTTGTATGGGGCGTTAATACCTGAGTTAGAACAGGGTACTAATCGTGGGGCTAATGTTGCTTTAGGTGCAGTAGGTGGCGGAGTCGCTTTACCTGCACTGCGTGGAATCAACATTGCTATGCGTCAGGCGGCGGCAAGAAAGGCTGAACGGGATGCGGCAAAGCTGTCAGGACTAGATCAAACTGTACAGCCTACACCGGCAGAGCCAAAGACTCAAGTTGGTAAGGCTATGAACATAGTTGGAGAAGGGTTAGACTATATCCTTGGTACTCTTCACACTAGAATCGCAACTATTAGTCAGCCTATCGCAACTAAGCTACGTGAATTTGAATTTAATTCTAAGACGATGACTGCTCAGTTGTATGATGAGTCTGCTCCTTTAGTGCAGGGTATGCTTAAGATTGAAGGACAGGTAAAGAATGATCTGTCGATGGCACTCTTGAATCGCAGGTTTGATATTGCAGAAAACATTCTAAAGAAAGAAGCCCCTGATCTAATCCCTGAGTTACGTAAGGTTTCTGCTAAGATTGACTCAGTAAAAAAAGATTTAATCAAGGCAGGATATGATCTTGAGGATGCTCCTTCCGGGTACTGGCCTCGCCTTGTTAAAGACTATGAAGGTTTGATGCAACGCTTAGACTCTACCCCACGTAATCAAGTGCGTCAAGCATTACAGGATCAGGCCAATAAAGAAAAAGTTTCTATTGATCAGCTAGATCCCTTGACAAGATCTGCTGTGATTAACAATGTTTTAACCACACCCATTCAGGGCAAGGTTGCTATTAAAGCATCAAGCTATGGTAAGGGCCGTGTCATTGAGGATGTGACTGATGACCTTCTACCATTCTACGCTACACCTGAAGAATCGCTAGAGTTTTTCTATCGGTCTGCATCCCACAACATTGCTAAAGCTAAATTCTTTGGAAAGTTTGATGACCCTCAAAGCATTCAAACATCTGTCGGAAAGTTGCTTGATAATGAACGGGCGAGTGGTAAGCTCACAGAAGATCAAATCTCAAAAGTAACTGGTATGTTACAGTCAAGGTTTATCCAAGGAGAGCGTAATCCAAATGGATTTATTAGGGCTGTGCGTGAGGTAGGGTACGCAACAACTATTGCTAATCCCTTGTCTGCCTTAGTACAGCTTGGTGATACTGCGACAGCGGCTATCATGCATGGTTTACGCAACACTATCGCTTCTATGTTTGGTAGGAAAGTTGTTAAGCTAGACGATATTGGAATGCGAGACCGTATTGTCCAAGAGTTAGAGAATACTAGCGGTGCGTTGAACAAACTATTTAAGTGGTCAGGGTTCCAAGCAATAGATAGGTTTGGTAAAGAGACTTTAATTAATTCAGCCTACCGCAAAGGTAAAGCTCTAACCAAAACTGAAGCGGGGCGTAATGCATTCCGTAAGAAGTATGGTAAGATTTATGGTGATGAAGTTGAAGCATTGATGAATGATCTTCAGTCCGGTAACATAACGCCTAACGTTAAGTTTCACTTGTTTAATGAGTTGTCTGACGTACAACCTATCACCCTGTCTGAAGTACCTCAAGCATATCTTGATAGTCCTAACGGTAGGATCATGTACATGCTCAAGACGTTTACTCTCAAACAGTATGACCTGATCCGTAAGAACATTATCCAAGAAGCCAAGAAGGGTAACATAGGTGCGGCAACTACATATGCACTCCGGTATGCTATCTTCATGTCCGTTGCTAACGGAACTATTCAGACTGTGCGGGATGCACTACAGGGGCGTATTACCAGTGGTGAAGAAGTGGTAGAAAAGTTCCCAGATGCTTTACTGTGGGAAGGTTTATCTGTTCTAGGATTTAACCAGTACTCAACAGAGCGGTATCTACAGCGTGGGGATGTGAGCGGCTTTGCTTCTAATATTGTTATGCCTCCGACACCATTGCTTGACGCAGTGACTAAAGAGTTTGCTGACGTGTTCGCTGATGCATCCTCATCCCGTGAAGCATCCTTTGAACCTATCATAAGGAACACCCCTATTGTTGGTTCTACTCTTCCTATGCTTGCCATGTGGTATAACTTTATGTTCGGAGGATTGGAAGAGTACCTCAAAGAACAGGACGCAAAGAACGATTAATAAAAAGCCCCCTGATGGGGGCAACTCACTGGAGAGTGAAACTCTAATCGACTAGCCCGTAGATTGTCCCTATCATAATCTTAACAAAAGGGATGTTAAAAACATAGCCATCAAAAAAATAAATAGTAGCATCATCATGTGACTCACCCGGCTGATGACCGTACACAGGTTGCGCTTCAACCGACTCAACAGATAATCCAAAGACATGCCAAAACCTCACTGATACTACCATCCCCAGTCATCTCCTTCCAATCCGTGTGCGTTATAGTCTGTCACCCTCTTCTCAAAGAAATTAGAAATAGAGGAACCCCCAAGCAACTCCTCCATCCACGGTAGAGGGTTCTCCTTAACCTTCCAGTTAGTCTTAAGTCCAAGTTGGAGTAGTCGGCGGTCTGCCAAATATCTAATGTACTGCTTAACATCTGCCGCCGACAAACCTTCCAAGTCACCCATCTCATACGCAAGATCAATAACCTTGTCTTCAAGTTTGACTGCAGTGCGGAACATCTCATATATATCTTTCTTAAAATCATCATTCACAATCCGTGGGTGCTCATCACAGAACTCCCTGAATAACTTAGCCATACCTTCAGCGTGTTGTGACTCATCACGTACAGACCACTCGACAACTGTACACATACCCGGCATCTTACCGAATCTTTGGTAGTTGAGTAGCATAGCGAATGCACTGAACAGGCTCATCCCTTCATTCATCACTGAGCGAGCAATCGACAATCCAGTTCCTGCAATACTATGTGTGTCAATATCGGACATGAACTCCAGTTTTGCAGACATTTGCTGATACTCTAGGAAGGTTGTGAATTCTTCTTCAGGTAGTCCAAGAGTATCATTAAGGAGGGCATATGCACGTTGATGGATGAACTCTCTACTAGCAAAGGCTGTAAGCATTGCCCGGATCTCATTGTTCTTAAACTTGGGAATATAATACTCCAAGTAGTTTGTCCCAACCGCAACGTCTGTCTGCGTGAACAACCGCAGAATCTGGGTGATATGGTTCTTCTCTGATTGCGATAAGACATCTGACTTCCAGTGGTTGACATCTGTTTGTAGCTCTAGCTCATCCTCAATCCAGTGAATACGCTCATGCTCTGTTGCATAAGTGACAGCCCAAGGATATGCGAATGGCTTGTATGTTGTATTACTCTCCAGTAGGCTCATTTAACTCTCCAACTCTGATTGGTTTTGGTATATAACATTCATAAGATTATTGTTATGATACTGTAGTCTTTCCACTTCTGATTGTAATTCAACGATTGTATCAAAGCAATCATTCAGTAGCTTCTTGTTAAATGGATCACAATCTTTAACTAATTGTAGCCGTTTAAGAATTGTTTTTGTTTCTTTCAAGGACTCTTAACTCCAACTCTAGGCCAATGATCTTAGCGTGTAGATCTCTAGCCTTATCCCACTTCCTCTTGCACTGAACCTTCAGTAGCTTCAGATACACCTTCTTCAGCTTTGTTTTTAAACTCATAACCCTCCTCCTGATTAACAGCCATCTCATACCATTAGTCATTATCCTCAGTATGCTGAGTATTTTGTAGCCACCTAGCCTTGACAACTCACACAGACATCATCGTCTTGGAAGTCTTTCAGCGCATTACGATCTACCTTAGTTCCAACCTTCTCCGCTGTAACGCCCGAAGTTGTACGCAAGTAGTATAAGCCTTTAAGCCCTTCTTTCCAAGCCTTGAGATGTGTCTGATTAACGATAGCCTTGTCCGTCCCTGAAGGGAAGAAGACGTTGACGCTCTGGCCTTGACAGATAAACTCCTGTCGTTTTGCTGAGTGTTCCACCACCCAGTTCTGATCCAGTTCAAACGCTGTCTTAAACGTATCCCTCTCACTGTCGGATAAGAACTCCAAGTGCTGTACAGAGCCTTCATTCTCAAGAATGCTTTTCCATGTCGCCTTTGTGTTCTTACCATAACCATCTAATGTTTCCTCCAAGTACGGATTGCGTACCGTATGGCTACCTGCCCTAGTGCGATGTACATAGCAATTGCTAATACGTGGTTCGATAGAAGCACTACAACCGCATAGAATGGAACTGTTAGCATTAGGAGCAATAGCAAGGAGATGCATATTTCTAACACCAGTACCCACTCCATCAGGACACTCACCATGCTCCATAGCGAGCGAGTAGGTGGCGTCAAGAGACTGGGCTTTGATGTCTTTGAAGATTGCATAGTTCTCACTAGCGGCCTGCCATGATTCCCAAGCTATGCCTTTGCTTTGGAGGTATCCATGCCACCCCATTGCTCCCAAACCGATGCTACGTTCTCTGTATGCTGAGTAAACAGCTTTTCCAAGTTCTTCTGGTGCGTTGTCAATAAAGTATTGAAGCACGTTGTCCAAGAATCTGATAAGGTCTCCAACCATTCCGCTTGTTCGCCACTCATCGTAGGCTTCAAGGTTGACTGAGGAGAGGCAACAGACGGCTGTGCGTTCTTCACTTGTTGCGAGATGGATTTCATTGCAGAGGTTGCTACCATTAATTGTGAGTCCAAGCTTTTTCTGAGCGTCTGGTAGGCTTCTTCTGGCTGTGTCGATAAAGTTAAGGTAAGGACTGCCAGTTCTGAAGCGAGCTTCAAGGATGCGTTGCCAGAGTCTGCGAGCTTTGACTGTATCTCTGACAATTCCTGTATTCGGGTCTGTAAGGTTCCATTCGGTATCATTAATTACACTCTCCATAAATTCATCAGTGATATTCACTGCATTAAAAAGATTAAAACATTTACGATTGATGTCACCACCAGTCGGTACTTTGAAGGAGATGAACTCCTCAATGTCAGGATGGCTTACGTCTAGGTATGCGGCGTAGCTTCCCTTCCGTGTCCTCCCCTGTTTGTACGCAGTCATCTGACTGTCCACTACTTTCATGAATGGTAGAGGGCCGGGAGCTTTGTCGCTGATCCCTCTCACGTCCCCCCAGTGACCACCCACACCGCCGCCCTTTACGGAAAGCCATGCTACTTCACCATTATGCTCAATAAGACTATCAAGATTGTCGCCCACGTAAGTAAGGAAACAACTAATAGGCAAGCCCCTATTGCCTCTGCCATGTTCAGGTGCGTTCGACAACACAGGTGACGCAAACATAAACCAACCCTTTGAAGCATAGTCGTAAATACGTTGTGCAAAGTCAAGGTCACCATAGCAATAAGCCACTGAAGCACGTGCAAAGGCTTCTTGAGGGCTGTTCTCATGCTCAAGCATATAGTAATCATGCATGAGCTTAATCGCTTGGTCACTAAGGCGAGAGTCTCTTTCATAGTCAATCGTTATCCCAAGGTGTGTCTTCATCAAATTCTCCAGAGAAGTAGTCGTAATTATTTTCAATGATGTCGCTAAAGCGATTTACCAAATCTTCAGAGGTAACTTCTAACAACTCCATTAGGGTTACCTCATCTAATTGCATCATCTTTTGTTTAAGTTCTTGTATTGTTATCACGATGCGAACCTACTATTTTAATACATAGTTAGCAGTTTGTCAAGATAATGTTTGGCTTTTTCAAGATCAATCCTGCCACCCTTATCATCACATCGAGCTAAGTATTTGATTACATTACCCTTGAGGAATCCTTTGAACTGCTCCTCCGACATCCAAGCCTCCATTGCCTCCCAAGGTTGAATCAGCTTGGATGTGTAGTGTGCTCCTCCAACTTGAGTATCGTTAGGACTTATCACTGTTATAGATCCCTAACTCTTTTAGATTAAATCCATAGCCGTAGTGTGCCTCCAGGGTTCCAACAAGCTTTTCTAGTACTTCTTTCCATGTGGTATCATACTCACAATTATAAGTAATGCTGTTGGTTTGTCCTAGATTTGTTATGTTAAAGTAAACGTACATTTTTACATCATCTTCATCAGTCATTAGAGTCTCCTACTAGTTTCATAAAGTGTTCTAAGTCTACTACCGCCAGAGGTCTACAACGATTCTGTTTGATGACAACTAACGGCTCATGGTTTCCACAATTTGTTTCTGCCTGTTGGTAGTAATTATATACTGCAATCTTTGCAAGGTTCTTACACTCAACAGAGTAGGGGAAGAGCTTCCTAGCTTTAGGACTAAGAAGTACATCCTCTCCCCCTGCACCCATTGACGTGCTACGGACATCATCAGGTTCTAGGCTAGGGAATCTTTCTAGTATGGCATCACGTACTGCCTGCTGTAGTTTTCTGCCTTTGGCTTTTGCTGATTGTGATTTCATACCGGAGGTGTAAACCTGTCTTCCTTGTGCCGTAGCATGTACAGTAAATGTCCATTCTCTAGAGCCCTGTCCTCACCCAGATGCTCGACTACAGTAGCCCACATCTGAGGTTCGGTCTTGTCTTCTAGTAGCTTCCTTGCTTTCTTTGGTCCGATCCCTTTGACTCCTTTGATGTTATCCACTACGTCCCCAACTAAGAACTGCATGTAAAAGTTTAGAAGTCCTTCCTCTTCTGTTATAAAGTATTTATCCTTCTTGACAAAGTTGTAGTGCCAACCAGAGACCTGATCCAAGTCTTTATCCAGTGACACTATCACTCCTTCATCCCCCAACTCCGTTAGTCTGATCGCTAACATATCATCAGCCTCCATACCATCCACTACAAGCGCATCCCAAGAGGATGAGAGGTACTCCCGTAGTAGATGATAGTGCTTAGGCTTTTCAGAAGTCCTGTTGCCCTTGTATGGTGCAGTGGTTGCTATGTCTAGGCGGAAGTTATCCTTACCTGTCAGGAATAGTTCCCATGTTTGAGACTCTGGTAGATCAAGAAGGATCAAGTCCTCTAAGAATCTTGCCATAGTCCTGATAGCGACATCCTCTGATTCCTCATTTGTTGCAAAGCCTATGCGATAATTAAGGATGTCAGCATCTACAAGAGCGCAGTTCACTTACAGGATCTCATCATCGTCTAGGGCTACAGGCTCCGCATCATCATAGGTCACTAGCTCATCAATGACTAGCTTCTTGAGTGATGGGGATACGCCTTCCTTATTCTTAAAGGTCCAAGCGTATGAGCCTACCATTGCAACAGCCTTTGATCCGTTGCCAACTGCAACACCATCCAATGTCTCGCCTGTCTTATCGAACGGGCGAATCGGTTGGTTAGACTTGCAGGTGATGAAGTATCCCTTGTCTTCTTTCTGCCGTACAGTCAGACCCATGCTCTCAAGAGCCTGCACTGCAGGATCAGACAGGTTACAAAGGTCAACCTGATACTTACCCGACATTTCATTAGGCTTGTCAAGGTTAGCCCACATTACGTCAGCCTTAATCTTTACACGTTGTGTTTGTTCCATAGCATTCTCCTTTGTTGGTGCTATAATAATATTATAACACACTTTTAATGTGTGTCAAACCAATTGTTACCTATCTTTGCTTCAGCGTCAACAGGACACCGAAACCCTAACACCTCACCCGCTGTGCGAGCAGAGGCTACCATGATTGACGCAACAGTTTCCGAATATGATCTCTGTGCTTCAACTTGGATTTCATCATGCACAAATGCAACTTGTTGTACAGACAGTCCCTGTCTCTTGAACTCTTTGTGCGCTTCAATGCACCACTGCTTCGCAATAATAGCCCCACATCCTTGTAGTAGTGAGTTAAGTGCGGCGTGTTCACTACGCACCAGTATTCTTCTACCATCCAAGCCCGGTACATACCCTTTTGCCGCCACTTTCTTAACCCTTTCCATAAGCCTTGATAGCGCAGGGGTGTTGCGATAAAAGTTCTGGAGTACTTCACTCCCCTCACTCGCACCGCCCCCGACAATACTGCCAATCTTGGCCGGTCCTGCACCGTACAGTGTTGCGTAGATAAGAGTCTTAGCCTGCGGTCTTGTAATGCCTGCGGCATCAGCGTTCTTCTGATGGATGTCACCATTCAATAACTCCTCTGTCCAGTCAGGGTCTTGCATGTAGTGTGCTAGACAGCGTAACTCAATACCTGCTAGGTCAGTACCCACAAGAACATTCCCATCATTCACTGTCCATAACTTCCTGCAGTCTTCACCATAAGGTTTAGATACAGAAGGAACCTGTCCCATGTTGGGACTATGGTGTGTCATTCTTCCTGTGACTGCACCATTAGTAATGATCGCTCCATGCACACGATCATCGTGGTCAGCCACGTGCTTAAGCCATGAGTCAATCAGACCTACTCTCTTCTGCATCATCAAGTACTCTGAGATAAGTTTTGCTTCCGGTATATCAATACCCTCTAGCGTAGTCTCATCAACAATCGGCTGTCCCTTCTCTGTGAACTTGTCAGGCTTCCAACCAAGTCCCGTCAGTCTCTCTGAGATTTGCTTACGGGATGCAAGGTTGAATACTGTTACCCTATCCTTCAATTGTTTTCCTGTCTTCTCAGACCAACGCTCCTCAACAATAGGCGGGAACACTGCCTGAACCTCATCCTCAATAGCCGACATTCTATCCGACAGAGTAGCACGTAACACTTGAGCTTTAGGAATATCCAGTTTAAAACCGTTCGCCTCCTGCTGTCGGCAGATGACTGCGATGTTGTGCTCCAGTAGTATACTCTGCGTGGCATCAGTCCACTTACCAAGTTCACGCATGAGGTACTTGTGTAGTTCAACAGTGAGTGACACGTCCTGCTTACAGTACTGTACCATTTCATCTGTCAGTCCTCCATCATAGTCATCAAAGTCTATCTTCTGATTCCGCAGTCGTAGTCCCCAAGCCCTCAGACTGTGGCCGTTTTCTAGTTGTGGATTCAAAAGTCTTGAAAGAATCAATGTGTCTACCGCTTTCGATTTCGGAATCCCAATACTCCATAGCTTCCTCAATACTGGTGCATCGAAACCAATTATATTGTGTCCGATTATTTGATCTGCTTCCCTTACCAACGGAGCAAGAGTTGATGGATCGGTATGACATATCACTTCTCCTGTTACTATATCCTCAGTTACACAACACCATATCGTACTGTGCGTCCTGTTGGTCTCGATGTCTAAGACTATCCCGGTACTCATTCATCACCTCTTTGATTGTTGGGATGTAAGTTCTGAACCACTCACCTCTGCGCTCAAAACATTTATCGTGCTTCTCTAGCATCCTATGTATTGTTGACTCTGCTTCATGGCGATTATCAAACTGTTCACAATATTCTAACACATAATCCCGTAGAGGGGAAGAGGTTTGATAACCCTGTAGTCTGTCCTCGCTACTCACTGCCTTCCCAACCTTCAACCAGTTAGTCCATGCGCTGTTGCGGATAATGTAGACTTCACCTGCAGTACTACGCTCATCAATCTCACAGTGTGACCACGCATCATCCAGTGTCTTGAATCGTCCCGGTTTGTGTAACGGGTGTGTCTTGTGGATGTACTTTCCATTGACATACATCTGTGTAGCGTTTGACTTCTTGTCATAATGAACTGCACAGTCTCGACAGTAGGGGTAGTACCCGTCCTGTCTTGCTGATTCTAGGCGAAACTCTGCATAGTCTTTTGTTTCTTTGCAGTGTGTACATTGCTTCATAGTGCTTCCTCTAAGTCCTGTTCCTTAATTTCTTTCATGCGGCCAGACTCTAGTGAGTACAGTAGATCACAAGCAGGTCCAGTGATACCGCTGAATCTATTCTTCAGCACCCTAACCTTGGTTGTGTTCCTCTCCTGTTCATCCTCCGCCTGTCCATTACGCTCTAGTCCAATCACCATGTCAGACAACTGTGCGATAGAGCCTGAGCCACGTAGCTGTGCCAGTGAGGTAGCCGCACCCTCCTCATGTCCCTTGGAGTCAGGACGCTTGAGGTGTGACACAACAATCACTGCAACCCCTGTCTCCTGTACTAGCATTCGGAGCTTGGTCATGATCTCATCAATCGCCTTACGCTCATCACCATTACTCTGTGCTGACACAATAATACTAATGTGATCGACAAAGATGTAGTCACACCCTACTACCTTGGCTAAGTATCGAACACGGTTGACAATATTATCCACGTCACTACTACCAAAGTGGTCAAATAAGAATAGTCGATCAGTACCCAAGGTAGACTGGAATGCATTGTCCTTCTCCTCCTGTGATGCTACTGTGTCAGGCAGGTGTAGTGGTTTGTCTGCCGCCAGTGACATGAGTGATAGTCCTGTCTTTCGGGTTGACTCCTCCAAGAACATCAGACCAATGTTGCTTGATGTCGTCTGCAGTATATGCCACACAATCTCCCGCAGGAACTGTGACTTACCAAGTCCACTCCCTGCTGTCACTGTCACTAGCTCCTGCAGTCTGATCCCGTAGGTCAGTTTGTTCAGTCCCTCAAACGGGTAGTCACAGTCGGCCTTGGCTAGTGGCTTCATCACCGCCTCATAGAGGGTAGCACCGGCAACAATCCCGTCCGGAGTCCAACGCTCTGCCCTCCAAAACCCATTGACAAACTGTTCCTGCTTGTTGTCTGTTAGGTACTCACAGGCATCCTTGGTTCCGTTCTCAGGCTTCATCACCTTAGCTTTGTGACTGAAGAGTTCAGCACACTCTAGCTGTGCCTGTTGTCCTGCACTGTCCCCATCAAAGCAGAAGGTAACCGACTCAAAGGAATCTATATAGTCATAGTTCTCCTTGCAGTCCTTGAGTGCTGACTGTGCTCCATTACGGACAGACACCACAGGATACTTAGATCCTAGCATCTGGTATGCGGCCAGTGCATCAAACTCACCCTCTACAATCAGAAGGTAACGCCCTCCTGCCGGGAACCTGTTCTGTCCAAACAACTCCTTGGACTCCTGCCATGATCCTTCAATCCTGAAGTTCTTCTCCCCATTGATGCGGACCTTGGCGGCAGTGCTCTTCTCCCCGTAAGGAAAGACAATATCAGAACCCCGATACCCTGCACCATACTTCTGTGCAGTGTGGGCAAGTATCTTCCTGTCCCTGAAGTCCTTATGAACTACCCCCTCAGACGCACTGTAAGCCTCTGTGTCGGACGTTCTCTGTTTAATTGGTATCACCCTACCAGTCTCCTCTGTTCCGCCCTCTGGCGGTATGTTTGAATTACAACTAAAACACTTACCCCATCCGTTCGCACTGATACTGTACGCATCACTGCTGTCACACTTTGGACATGGTAGGTGTGTCGCCTCCCAGTTCATAGGTTACTTCCTCTTACTGCCTCAATTGCAAGCCCAATGTCAGGGTCATCAATATACTCCTCTAGTTTTTGCAGTGTATCCAACACACCCCATGAGCTTGTGTACTCAGACACCACACACATTGCAACATGCATTGCCATTTCCTGTGCGGCCAACTCAAACTCCTTTGTAGATAAGTCAGTCATTATAGTCTATCCTTGTTTCTCTTTAGTCTCTTTAGTTTTATCTTCTATAACTACATAAACTATTGTCATAGCTATGTACCTATAGAGAACTATATAGATAGGGTAACACTAAAGTTCCTCAATGTCAACATCATCCTGCAAATGCAGAAGACTATAGTTTTCAATCACTTGGACATCATCCCTAACATGAGTATAACAAGTGTTGCAGAGGTCTACAAACTCTCCAGTATCCTTACTCTTTCTGACTGACTCAAACTCAGACAGTAATTTGTTGCATGCTTTACACCTCATCCTAGTACTTCCTCTATGGTTGTTAGGATACTAAACTCACGCCGACAGTACCGCTTAAACTCTACCGCCTCATGCAGTTTAGTGAATCCCTCGATTGGTTTACCATTATACATTACAATGTAGTTCATTGCTACAACTCCTTCAAGTAATTTATGTATGCCTGTTCTAAT